GTCTGCTGCATTTGCGTGGTCATACAAAATCTTGCGTCTAATAGACCCCCGCCAACAAGTGAAAGCGGGCATCACCCAATTTAGATATGTGTTATTGGTATAATTAAAATCATTCCCGGCTAGAGTCTGGTGCACTCCTGTTGCACTAAAGCCGTAGAATGGTGGAATAGAGCTACTTACCTTGCTCATGTAATTTTCCACGTTGGCCGCCGAGTCGTTCAACACGTAAGACTCAACATAATTGTACCTCTTCAACATCTGGGTCAAGCTGGTTATTACCTCTCCAAAGAAAACGTGAAAGGTAGGATCGGACGTGTCAATCTCCTTCGCTGTGGTATCTTTTGATACTGTTTGTTCAGGAGCAGATGGCTGTGTTGTCATCTCCATATCCGATTGTAAACCTGCTTGGGGTTCATACCCTGCTTGAGGCTCAAATCCACTTTGTTCCGTTACTGGAATGTGGTAACTCAGTTCTGAAATATTGGTACTATCAGGCTGAGCGAGTTCTAAGTCCTCAAATGAAACAAACACATTGACTTGTACGTCGTTGTTGATATCCGTGTTTGGTACTGTCAACTCATTCAAGACAAGTACACGAATCTGCCCATTGTATCTTTCCAGATCAACAGGATGATTAGCACCTATCGTAAACGAATCAGTAGCAGCTGACACATCTCCTGTCTTTAGGAAATGCCTTTCGGATGCCCACCCATACTCAAGGGTGAAATCTTTGTCATCTGCAATATCAACAATATGCGTATAGTTAACATTGAACTCTTTGTTGCCAAATTCCTCAGGATCGAACTGAATTCTCAGTCTTCCCTTATGGTATAGTGACGAGACAACTTGAAAACGAATTTTCATCTTTCCTCGCCACCACTTAAATGGCAACGCGCACCACGCAGACGGAGTCATAAAAATTCCATCTCCATCTGTAGCCCATTGTACCGGTGTTACCGGTATTGTGAACAATGTGGTGTCTTGTGCGGCTCCAACTGCCCATGTGAAATTGGTCAAATAACTTTCCTTTGACGCCAATCCTTGAATGTCCATCTCATTAGTTCCGTCCAGTCCTACAACTCTGGAATCTATTGTGACTTCATTCTTAGCATCTACGGTCAATTTTGTGACTGTATCCGTCATGTTCGTTGGTGCCAATTGCGAAACATATGTAGGCCTCACGTGCAAGTGGTCTGTTAAAACCACTGGACGTGAATACCCAAACAGTCTCGCAACTTCTGCAGTTGCACCTGCTGCAATTTCAGTTGCACGCGCAAAAGGACCTATTATCGGAAACTTCGACAACGCTCCTGCTATGCGTGAAACTGTTGATGCTGGTTTTGAAATCGCTCCATCCTTTTCATACTCATCTCCAGCCTGCGGTTCGAATCCCATCTGTGGGGAAATCGATGCAGGTTCAAGAGTTGTAGGAATAGACAGAGTCATGTTCTCGGCCCACGCATACACAGTAATGGTAACCGGGTTTGTGGCTCCGTTAGCATGTTTCAAAGGTGTGATAATACCCATGTTTATCCTTCCCAACAAATTGTACTCCTCACTTGGAATGTTGCAAGCATCATAATGCCAAACAAATGGCAAACGCATGCATCCTCCTGCGG